GCCTGAGTCCGACTGGCAACGGTCCGGTCGGCGAGCCACCCGGCGTGCACGCAACAACGCGGCTCACGGTTACTCCAACAACAATGATCAGTATCGTGAGCCCGACGTCAACGCGCGCGGTGAGGCCATCAAGAAAATGGTGGCGGAGGCCGTGAGGGAGGCCACTAAAGGCGTCGTGGCCGATGCTGTCCCCGAGCCGGTCCGTGAGGCCGCTGCTGCCACCCGTGCCTGTCAGAAATGTGGTAACACCGATCACCCAACGCATCAATGTCCTAAGGCCAAGTGCATTCTTTGCGGCAAGATGGGTCACATGGCCGGGAACTGTCCCGATGTCGTGTGTATCAACTGCAAGGAGAAGGGTCATGCTGTTCGTTACTGCCCCAAGTTGCGGAAGCAGTCAAACTCTTTGGAGCCACCCGTGCCGGCCCGAGTGGACTCCGAGCAACAGCCGGACAACGTCTCGGAATAGAGACGGCATGGTGGAATGAGCGAGGATATCACTTCGAACTCCTCGCCACGGAGGACGAGCACGAATATGGGCTTCCCGCCTGTGTCCTCCCGCAATACTACGTTCCCATGCCCTATCGGCGCTCTCGTGACAAAACTTATCAGGAGCCTGAACTCCAGAGGCTCGTCACGGAGGCGTTTCCCGAGTACGATTTGTCCACCCATGCCAACACTGACCCAACCACCCATACATGTTATCTCGACGTCGCGAAGTACTGGTGGGACTATGCGTCCTCACCCAAGTTCCCCGACGTCGTCAAGAAGCTGGTCGTGTCCATCTTGATCGGCTCCTTGACTTGTGCTTTGATTCCACACGCCGACCGCGTTGAAGGTTCCGTTCCGAAGTTCGGGACCATCACGCTGGACGAGGCGATTGCGGACGCCAATCCCGTGACAGGGGTTGGTTATCCCGGAACTTTACGGCATTCTAGCAAGCGGCACATGAACGAGTCTTATTACGCCGGCGGTTGTCCCCTTTCCGACGCTGTTGCGCTTGCGAAAACAAAGACCACGCTATGCTATTACCTCGTTGCTGGCAAGCACGAGGTCCGGCCCGTCGACAAGATCGACGCCGGCAAGGTCCGCTCCTTCATGGTCGCTCCGTACCATGTCAATTTGTGCGGAGCCCAGGGCCTGACTAGGCTTATGCGTGGATTCAATTCGTCTTGGAGAGAAACGTTTGCCACCTCGGGCATGACACCATATCACCGGGGGTGGCACACCGTCATGTCACAGCACAAGGCCCCTTCCCTCGTTCCTTGGGTCTATGATGGTGATCATCCGCTCTTCGACGGTACCGTGATCCCCTTTGAGTGGGAGGTGTTCGACATTCTCATGCGACACTATCTCACGCCTGAGGCTTATGAGTTCGCCGCCGCTCAGATTTATCATGATCGGCATCACTTTGTTCTCATGCCTGACGGGCTGGTGTTCTTTGTTGATGGTGGTGGTCTGCCTTCGGGCACTCTCATCACCAATTTCATGGGCACCATTGCCAATGCCACACGTTTTTTCACTGCCACAATTCTTGCACGTTGCGCAAAGGCAGAAGTCGAGCCGCACGTGTTCTGCCGTTACGAGACACCAGCAGCGTATTTACGAAACATCGTTTTGCACTGCCACGGGGACGACATAGTCTATAACTCTACCCACTCGTGGGACGAGTTCGTCCGCCCTAGTGTCCACAACCGCATTTTGCAGCTCACAGGTCA